CAGTCATTATCAACTGAGATAATGCCCAGATCTTAGTTCTATGAGCTATTGTTTTTAATGTCTTTAGATCTTCCGCTACCTGTTTTTTTAAGATCTTATTCAGATCTTTTTTACCAGTAACATAGATCCCTTCACCGAATTGTTGCTGATATGCTGATTCAGCAGTTGCTGGAATTTTTAAAGAGATAAAAGGAGGTTTGTATCTTTCTACTGCAAACCCATCTCTTTCAATCAATATTCCATTAGATAAAGGTCCTACAAATGCTGCTCTGACTCTTCCATTATCCTTAGAATGGATCTCAATCTCCTGGACTACTTCTTCTATCTCTTTACCAATCAAAATATTCCATAGGAAATTAACTGGTCTTTTTACCCTCTCTATTGCAGCGGTTATTTTTCTTGCCTCATATGGTCCTGCCATTCTTAATCACTCCTTCTTATTTTTTAGATTTATCTCATATAGATATTTTTAGAAATACCATGGATTCTTATCTTTTCTATGTCTATAGCATCTTCTTTGATAACTCCAGTTTTATAAAACATTCCACTAACATAAACCATTGCTGTTTCTGTTGTTTTGACTATTACATCTTCACTTAGTACTCCAAAGAATTTAGTTTCATCGATACATTTTGATAGTTTTAAAGTTGTAGGATCTAATTCTAAGAGCATCCCTCTAGTATAAGTTCCCGCGACAAATCCCATAGGTTCGACTAGATATGGAACTACTCCTCCAGCTTTTAGATTTTCAGGTTTTATTATTTCTTTACCCATTTAAACTCACTCTCCTTATTCAATTTCATTTGCTAACGCTACTATGTCATCAATTTCTTCTGCTTCTTGCTTTTCTTCTAATTCTTGTTTAGTCATTCCATCTAAGATTTGTTCCTGGACTCCTCCGCCTTTAGCATCATCAATTTTATCTAATAGAACTTGCATTTTATCTACAACTTTAGGTTGAATTTTAACCTTTGGAGGTACAGTTGCCATTTCCTGAAGGACATCTCCCATTAACTCCTCATTAGTAGCTTCTATTGGAGTTTCAAATTTAGCCTTTTGGATACACTCTAGTGATCTTCCTGCTCTTTGTTCTATTGTTTCTAAGTTTTGTATTCTTGATCTTTCATTTGTAACTCCCACCTGTACTACTTGCTTAAATAAATCTGGGTATTTTTGTTTAAATTGCTCAAAATTCATCTTTTCATCTCCTTTATTGTTTAAGTTATCTATTTTTGTGTTTTGTTCTATTGGTTTAGTTTTTGGTATATGTTCCTTTTCTAAAAAACTATTTAGGTTTTTAAATGTGGAAACATCTACAGATATATCTTTTCCACACATAAGAATATTTTTATCAAAATACATTTGAGAATCAACATCATTTTCTATATGACTGATAAATCCAAATCCTTTAGCCTCATCTGCCGTCATCCAAGTTTCATAATCCATTTTTTCTATTAGTTCTTCTCGCGTGAGATTTACTTTTGTCATATATGCACCAATAGAGAGTTCTTTTAATTTATCAAGGTCATCAGCTTTCTTTCTAAGCTCCTTTGCTCCTCCACTAATTGATGGTGAATAAGGGTTATGGATCATCATCATGGAAGTTCTACCCATGTTGATAGTATCTCCTGCCATGGCTACTACAGTAGCAATGGAAGCACAAATCCCATCGACATATATATTCTTTTTAGCTTTATGTCTTCTTAAGCTATTGTATATAGCTGATCCTGCAAATACTCCTCCACCAGGAGAGTTGATCATAATATCTATCTCATCTACATCTTCTAAGGCATCTAATTCACGATTAACGTCTTCTGGAGTTACGTCCGCCATCCAACCTTCACCTATGACACCATAGATCCTCATTTCTGCTTTCTTATTTCCTAACATCAATATATTAAGTAAGCTCATTTTTTCCACCTTCTTTAGTTTTAGATTTTGCTTCTTTTATTAATCCATGCTTTTTCATTTTCTTTAATTCTCTACCTCGCAACTCAATATTATCATCGATATCACTACCGTTAATCTCCATACTTTCCCTGGCACTTGTACTTAGATTGTTTTGAATTTTAAGTACTGCAGCTTTAGCTTCTTTTAGTGGATCTAATGATCCAGGAGCTTGTCCAAACCATTGTGTTTTCTGATATGCTTTTCTTTTAAATGGATCTTCATATCCAGGAAGATCTATATAGTCCATGGCCACGCAATAATCTAAAAATTCTTCATAGATAGGTTGCATGAAGTCATCTGTAAACCATTGTCTTCTAGTTTTTAACATCTTCCATGATTCTAATAAGGCCCCCTTTGAAGCAGAATAGTTATTAGAAAACTTTAGTAAGAGTTGTTCTGGAGCTAATTCCAAAGCTGCCCCTAAGTGAACACACATAGTATCCATAAACTTCGTGAATCCAGAATTAGGTCTATTAGAATCAGGAAAAACTATCTTTTGTCCAGGAGCTAACTGACTAATAATTCCACTTTTTAAAGAAACATCTTTTCCACCTTTAATTTTAAAAGGACTTTTAGATTTAGTTTCTTGATTTTCGTTTTCTACAAATGCTGAAAAATATGAATTTATAGTAGCTGCCATAAGTTCTGCATGGGTAAACTTTCTCATTTGATGTAATATTTCAAGAACTGGGGCTATGAGAGGAATTCCCCTTCTCTGACCTATCCTTTCTTTATCCATGAGTACTAATAGATTTTTTCTACCTGTTTTATTTCCATGTACTTGGATCTTAGTAGTTTCAGATCCATCTTTACTCTTTTTAAAGTGATAAGCGGTTATTATCCCGTTTTTATCCTTTTCTACACCGTTTTTAATGTCTTTATCTCCAATATCTGAAGGATTGATACAACTAGCAGGATCTAATAATCTTACTTTTAATCCAAATAGTTCTCCTGGATGAAGTTTAAATGATAGTGCTGCAAAGCATTCACCATCAATTAGAGAAGTTAGGATAGCTAGTGATTGAATATGATTTAATTTAGATTGTCTACCCCAATCACATTCAGTAGATCCCGCCCACATTCTCCATAGGTTCTCTATATTTTTTTCTATTTCTTCTTTCTTTTCTTGTTCTAGTCCTAAAATATTATTGTCTATAGATGCTTTTAGTTTTATTCCAACTCCTACAACATTGGATCTGATTCTTTTTATGGCTCCATTAGCTATGGCATTTCCCATAAATTCATCTCTAGATCTAGCCATAAGAGTATCTTTTGATTCCCCTATATCCACATCAGCACTATTTATCTCATCATCATAATCCATGGCATTTTGATTTCCTGCTCCATGGTTATGATACTGAAGTACATTTTCATAGGTCTTCTCAGCATCATGAAGACGCGCTTTTGCCATTACTCTCTTAGCTACTAATCCAGGGAAGATATTTTTTAGTGATATATCCATCATGTCCTCCTAGGCAGTTACTTTTAATTTTTCTATAAAGAATATTTGGCCTTTTCCTGTTAGTTTAGTAGTTTGACTTAAGATCTCTCCTTTAACTGTTTTAACAACTCTTTCAGATACTTTAAATAATCCTTGTTCAACTGCTCTTTGAGTCGGTTCGGTACTATTCTTTTGAATATATCCTTTATTTCTTAACCAAGCATATAGCTTACGCTCTCCTAATTTAATTCCTTCATTAGCAAGGATCTTAGAATATTCTCTAATCAAGATACATTCACTAGATTTTTCAATAGTTTCTGCAAAAGATACCCGAGGTTTATCTACATCAATTTTATTTTCTAAAACTATATTTTTATTATGGAGTTGCTCTAGCATCTTAGTTGATTGTTGCAAAACTTGTATTATTGACAACTCTTTTGGTTTAATCTCTAGAGACCTTGCATACTTTATTAATTTCATTCTATGGGTATCTGAATATTTCGTAATAACCAACATTAATCCGTCTTTACTTAAAACGTAATTAGGTTTAACTCTATTTGCTTTATCTTTGTAAGTAGATGCCCCCAAATCTGGGGTAATCTCTTCAATTCCAATGTTTTCAATTATTATTTCAATATCTCTCATTACATGGTCATGTCTCTTTCCTGTTAATTCTGCTATCATGTTACTTGTTATTTTTATATTGTTATCTACTTTCATTATTTCCATAGTCTCCTCCTAATGTCTTCCTGGTCTTACATTTTCTATTGTCATTCCTACATCTTCAGGATTCCCATATTTTCTACATCTGTTACTCCATATTTCTATTCCTTTTTGTATCATTCCTAGATCTGCTCTAGTTACTTCTTTTCCATCGATGTTATATGCTTGACCTAACAAAACCTTTTCTTCAGCATCTAAATACATTTTTAATTTAACCTGGCACATCTCCAAGGTTATTCCTGTAACATTACTCATTAATCCTCCTCTTCTAGACATCCAACTCTAGATAACACACTTAATTGCTCACGAGTTAATGCAGCTAGTATATTCATGTCATACTTATATATTTCTAGTGCTGCTTCATTGTAGTTCCTTAAATCTAACCCTTCATTTCTATCTCTTATCTTTGTCCACTTGTTTGTTTTAGGATCTCGTACCTCAGCAGTTAGAGTTTTGAAATATTCCTCTGTATAATTTCTGGTTACATTTTTAGGAAAATGACAATATCCTTTACCTTTTTTATTAACTCTCAATTTCCCCATAGTTGAATCTTTTAATGCATTGACTCCTACAGAATAAAGGTCGATCTCACCATTCTTAGTTCTTCTAAATCCGTTATCTATTGGTACTATTCCACCCTGACCTTTTATTCCAAAGATTCTATCTTCTTCCCTAGGTGATACAAAGTTATATACATCCTGAGTATTATGTCCACCAGTATCTATACAAGTTGCATAGATCTTAAGAGCAGTCCCATCTTCAAATGTAAATTCCCTTTGTAAAAATTCATCCAAGTCATCCCAGATCTCTTGTTTGGATGGATTACCATGAATAACTTGGTATACTATCCCCCAGTTTTCATGTCCTAATCCCCAACCTACAACTTCTACTTCTATTCTGTCACCTTGGATATCTACTCCTGCAGTTATGATGAGTACCCCATCTGGAAGATCTGCTTTATAGTGCTCTCTTCTTGCATATAGATCTTTATAGTCAATAGTTTTAATATTTTGTTCTTCCCATGTTTCTGCTAATACTGTATTTTTAAATGATTTTATTTTTTCTATATCGCCTTGGATCTCTAGCCACTCTTTTACTATTGATTCCCATGTTCTCCATGGACTAGCTAGTGCGTTTAGGTGGTAGCTTAATTTTTCTTTTCTTGATTTATATTTGTGTTTCCACTTTCCTTTGGATTGATTTCCTTTTTTCCATTCTTTTTCTGTAGCTAGGACTCCACATTCTTCACACATCATAGTTACTGTCTCAGGATCTGAGTCTATCCATTTAATATTTGAAAATTCTAGCTTTTGATATTCTCCACAATGGGGACAAGGTAAGTGCCAAGTCCCTTGAGAACCATTTTTAAATTCTGTTTCAATTAAACTCTTCCCTTTTATAGTGGGAGTTCCAGTTATTATGCATTTACTAATATCGCTATAGGTAGTTAATCTTTTTCTTCCTAAAGTTATTACATCTCCTTCTCTACCTGAAGACTCCGGATACCTATCTACTTCATCAAAGAAAATTATTCTTACTGGTCTAGCTGCTAACTTACTTGGTGAATTAGAACCAATAAAAGCTATATATCCTCCTGGAAACATCTTATGAGCTACTGTATTCCCCGAATTCTTTTTATTAGCATCTCTAATGATTGCTTTTAATACCGCCGTATCCCTTATCATTGGCGCTATACGCTCTTTAGAGTATGCAACTGCCATTGTGTCTGTCGGTTGCACTAGAAGCATAGGACAAGGCTCTAAGTCTGCATACTTTCCAAAGATGTTATTTATGAATTCTGACTTGGCCAGTTGCGAAGCCATCATAAGAATAGCTTCCCTCACTTCTCCAGATTCAATTTTTTCATAGATCTCTACCATGTATGGGGTTCTCCTTGTTTCCCAGGCCCCAACCTCTTTTGAAGACTCAGAAGATAAAACCCTGTTTTGATCTGCCCACTCACCAATAGTTAATTTCTTAGGAGGCTTTAGGAATCTAAAACAATTTTTCATAAGTTTTAATACTTTTTCTTTTTCAGACATTATCTATCCTCCCTTATTACTTGGTGGACTATATCTACTCAATTCATTTAGAGCTTTTAATATGTGTTTTTCCACAGTATCTTTAATATTTTCATTTTCGTTTTGTTCTATCTCTACTGCTATTTTTCTAGAACTAGATAATAATTGAGATCTAAATTTAATAAATATATCTGCTAGTAAATCCCTTATGATCTCTTCTGAATGATATTCATCTTTTAAAATTTTTAATTTAAATTCTTGTGTTTCTCTTTTTATTTTTTTTAATTTGTCCGTCTCTTCACTTTCATCAGGTTTTCTTTTTTTAAGCTGTGAGATATATTTCTTAACACATTTTGTATATAAATATTCTCCTGGAGCATATTTATATTCTTTGAATAAAGATCTCACTTGTCTTTCAGTTATTAAAAATTGTTTGGCTAGTTGATCCTCATTTATTAAAATTAATTGCCCCATATTACCTCCTAAAATTTTGGAACTCCCAAATGAAAAAATTTGTCACGAAAAAACACTCGGGCCCCTCCCCACCGCAAAGCTAAATGAAGCCCTCACAGTACCTTTTTTAATTGTGGGTTACTTTTTTGGTACATTTCATGTTATTATTTCAATAGACTTATTTAAAAGGGGGTGAGTGAATGCTGTATTGTATTAATACTGAGACATATGAAGTTCATGTAATCGGATGCTCATTTATACCTAAGAAAAAGAAAATATTTTTAGGTACTTATGAAAACCCTAGTGCTGCTGTAGCAGAGGCAAAGATTCAAGGTTATTCAGACGCTAATGGATGTTATTCTTGCTGTCCTAGTGCCCATACAGAGTAAATAACTTGGGGCTCTTTAGCCCTTTTTGTTTGCTTTGTAACTTTTAATGATTTAATCATTATCATCTATTCTCACTACTTCTTTACCTTCTGATGTTGTTCCACTATGTTTCTTCTCTACTGCATAACTATATCCAAGAATGTTATTAATTTCTCTTATAGCACTGATCTCTGTGTCTAAAGACTTCTTATTCTTTACAACCTTTTTTATCTTTCTTCCATCTGGGGTACTCTCCTCCACATACTCTGTCTCGGTTATACCTTCCTTAGCTCTCCTCTTTATATCTCTCAAATCATTTATCTGTGCGTATGCTCCTAATTTTGTATCTGTAATAAGTTCTTTCCTTAACTCTTCTATTGTTTGAGTTAGGTTTCTAGATCGTTCTACATCATAGGTCTTAGTCTTCTCTGAATATCCAGCTATCCTCTTAGCTTCATCTGTTCCATTTCCTTCCAGCCTAGCTTTGACATACCTAGTTTGCTTTTCTGTCAACCCATCAAAGGTGCATTTAATTGCATTTTTTTCATCTACTATCTCAGCTATGTATTCTCTATAGTGAGTTTCATGTCTATATATCCATGCAGTAATAGTATTTACTGGTAATTTCATCCTTTTAGATATTTCTTTGTATTTAGCCTTTTTTGTTTTCCCAAATTTATTAGCCGTGAGTTGTATATATAGTTCTAATGCAGATAGTTGGTTTTTACTTAATTTGTCTATTTTTTTTCCTCCCATAAATTCCTCCTTGTCTTTTTGCTTTTTCAGTATTATAATGACATTGTGAAAAGAATACAGGAGGTTTTTTATGACGTATTATGATTACTATATCGACACTGAAAATAATAAGATTCATAGAGGAGGTTGTCCTCAACTGTTAAGTATCCCCCATATTTTTTTAGGCAATTTTAAAAATCATGATACTGCATTTCAATTTGCAGAATTTAGAGGATATATAAATCCCTCTCTTTGTAAATCATGTAATTATCTTTGATAAAATAATTTTAGAGCTATATTTATAGCTCTTTTTTATTCTTGTAAATTTCCCTTGGATATATAGATATATCCACCTCCAATAACTGTTACTACCTGTTTTTTCTGAGTTACAACAAATCCTAATGATTCGCTTATACTTCTAATCAGATTCTATAATTTTCATTTTTTTGAATTTTATGGTAGTATATTTATTAATATTAAGGAGGTGATTTCAATGACACTTTATCTTGATTTTTATATTAATACTAAAACCAGTGAAATTCATCAATTTGGATGTAATCATATCTCAGCTGGAAATAATACTTATTTAGGGATTTATAAAAATAGAGAGATAGCATTATCACACGCTAAGTCTAAAGGCTTTGTGAATGCTTCTATTTGTAATTCTTGCAATATATAATTTCAGAATAATGATTGGGGCTATTATATAGCCCCTTTTATTATTCCTAGGTATTTTCTTTAATTTCATCCCAAGATATTCCCTCCTCCATTTTCGTAAAATATCGTTACTTGTTTTATCTAAAATCTTTTGAATATTAAATCCTCTTTAAGGACTTAGATACTTTCTACTTATTACTACGCGAGGCAAACGTCTCTAGATACTAATTTTATTGATGTGTTACTTTTTTTTCTTCCAAAAACCCGACATGTTTATGGCGTTTTTTAATAAAATTAAAGGTTAAATGCTTTTTATAGTCACATTTAACTTCACACTCAATTAAGAGTAATTTATTTATAAATAGCGATAATCTTTCAATGTTTCCAAAGCTTTCTCGATAAGGTGAGCTTCTTATTTGGCTTTCTAATAAGGCTATCTTTACTGTGCTTCGGTATCTTTCTATCTGTCTCAATGATTTGTCACTATTTCGGCTAATTATTGAGTTTATAATCTTTTCATCATAGATCCATTCTTCAAAATCTCTAACTAGGTTAGATAGTTCCCTGGAATCAAAATTAGAGAATTTCTTTTTTAAAATTTCATCGTTCCTGGATAATTCATTTACTATTAATTTAAATAACTTCTCTCCAATATGTTTCTTTACTGAATTTGAGATATCTCTTATGGTGAGATCATTGACACTGTTTGTCTGGCATACTTTCTTGATTATAGATTGAGTTATCTTATGCTCTAATTTAATCAATGCACCTTTTTGCTTTTCTATGTTTTTCTTATTGTGTTCATGTGCCTTTGAATAGAGTTTGAGCTGCCATCCAGTCATGATCTTAAATATAAAACCTGTAGAATAGAATCTATCCATAGCTGTTCTGTAGTTTGAATAGACCAGGCTATCTTTACTGTCATATTCCCTGGCTAATGCCCTATAGAACATCATAATTAAATTGTTAAACTTATAAAATGAACCTACTTCTTCCTGGATAGCTAATTCAAAATAATCATAAAATAAGTCATGGATAGTTATTTCATTATCTAGGGATATTTCTTTAATTAAATTTAAGACTTTATCATCTACAATTTTCTTTTCTATCTCTGATGTTAATGGATATAAGTTAGTTGATGCATTACTTCTAGGATAGGAAAAATCTATTTTAATGGTAGATGTTTTATTTAAATGACCTATAACTTTGATCTCATTTATGTTTTCTTTTCCTATGGAGTAGTTTTGTGTATCTCCTAATATTTTTCTACCTAGGATATGACGGTACTTTTTTCGTATTCCTATGTCTATTAACTCAATATGAGCACCGACTAATACCCATATAGAAGCTCTATCTAGCCCTATCATATCCCCTCCTTTAAAATTTTATCGTTTCTTAAGTTGACTAACATAGTAAACAATAGTAGAATATTTATGTAACGAATATTGTATTCAACCAAATGCTATTCTCTCTCCCAAGAGAATTCGTTACTATTTGTATAGCAGGCACCTAAATTAAATTTTAGGTGCCTTTATATATTCATAGAGATATTGCAATAGTGATTTGTTTTAGGAGGTCCACCTCATTGCAATATCTTTAAAAATATACATAAGTTTTTAGATAAGAAAACACTTGTTTTAATTAGTTAATACTTTATTTAGTTTATTAATGTTGTTTTTTTAGGCATTTAGTTATAAAATTTTAACAAGTGGATTCGAAATATATTTTATTGAGACTCTCTCTCCCAATTTTATATGAATTAGATTTTGATCTAATTCAAAATAGAATCCACTTCAAAAAAATCTGTCCTCAACGGATTTTTTTATTTTTAAAAGACTCATTCATTGGTTTGAGTCTTTTTTTATTTTTTCAGAAAATTTTACACAGTGTTCCTGAGTTTCAAATCGGATGTAATCATCTTTTGATATTTTGGCTTTGGCATACCCTGGCATTTTGTCCCAACTAAAATTTATTAATTTTCTTAGTTGCTCTTTTTCTGCTTTATTCATAGCTAGCCATCCTATCTTGGCTTTATTCTTTCTTTCTAATTCCAAAACTTGCATTTCAGATAATCTTATTTCTTTTCGCTTCTTCCAATTCATCTTTCCCCCTATCGGGTAATTGAGTTCCCACCATCTCAATATTTAAATAGTTTCCCTTTAAATTAACTATTTCCCTTATTTAAAACAAAAAAGAGCGTAAAAACAGGCTATTTATAAGCCTATCTTTACACCCCATAATTTTTTGGTAGTATAAGTTAGAAGGTTTTCCTTGTGTGTAAGTTGTCCTTTCTTAGTAGCAATTATAAATTGCCCTCGTCTTAGTAACAGATTTTACAGGTCCATCTTCCCATATTTTTTATTGTATGTTTATTTTTTTTCTTTTAATATTTTTTATTCGAAACTATAGTTGTTTTCATTGGATGACCTTTTTCAAAAGTGACTTTGATCTCTCCATATAGATCTTCTTCCATTAGTTTTTCTATCTCAGTACTAAGCCTTTTGTATTTCTCCATTTTTTTTTTTTCCATAGTTTCCTCCTAAAATAATATTCTTTGGTCTTTTTTTATTATATAGGGGTATACGAAAAAATGGAAATATTTTTTATTTTTCTATCTCCTCTTATTACTTGCCCTCTTTAATTTCTTTGTATATTTTATTACTCACTCGATCAAATAAAATTTTTCTTTGACTTAAGTTTTCAATAGCTATTTTAAAAAATTTTGGATTCATTTCTTTTTGAAGAATAAGTTTTTTCATTAACTCTTTAGAAATAACAGCCTTAAATTCTTCTAAATCATTTGATTCTACATACATATCTATTTTGTTTATTCCCATTACATCATCATAAAAGTTTTGGATTTCTTTTTTATATTCATCAAAAGGATCTGCCTTTTTTATTGTTGATTTCAGATTTGGTTTAATAGATCTTTTTTCAAGTTCATTTTTCAAATGTGAAGCCATATTTGAAAGATCTGGATAAACACTTCCACCGTGAATGTTTAAAAGTTTTAAATCATTTAATATTTTTTCTTTTATTTGTTTATCAATTATTAATATCTTTTTGGGAAGTTCACTTAAATTGTCTACACATTTACTTTTATTTTCTACATCTATTCCACAGAAAATAAAATCCCCGCTTTGACTATCAATTCTAGGGTTTTTGGCAACACCTTTTACAAAATAATTTTTTTCCATTATTTCTTTTGGTCTACTACATTCTATTTCTTCTTTATTTTTACAGTTGTTACAAAGTTTTTCAACGTCTTCATACGAAACTGTTACTAAATTGCTAAGACACTCTAATTTTGTATTTGAAAAATTCAAGATGTTTTTTCTACTTTCTTCTAATACATATAACACTCCATCTTTCTCAAAGTGTTTTTCACAAGCAAAATACAAACCAATTAAAGGATTTCTACTTAAATCAACCAACCTTGTTGGTAAACCAAAATGCTGCATTGTTATTAATTTTTCATATACTGATTTGTCGTTATCGAATTCATTAGGTTTCAACGATAATATCTCAAAAAATAATTCATCTTCCTCTCTTTTTAAATTTGAATTTCTCGAGATACTTGGGGAAATATCCCGAGAAGCATTTGCTTGACCTCTATAAAATGTTTGAATATCTTCCTCACTAGTTGTTTTTTTTTCAATTATTTTGTTTAAAAAATTTTCATAGTCTAATAAAAACAGCAATTGATCTTTATATTTTTTATTTATATAAAGATTCTTTATTTTTTTTATTTTTTTTATTTTCTCTGAAGTATCTATATGAACGTTTTTATCTTCAGTTATTTCAGAGGTCAGCTTTTCTATATAAAATTTAACTTTTTCAGTCCCTAATATAAATTCATCTACTAATAATTCATTAGTCTCATTAAATTCAAATAAATGTTCTATATATGTTATTAAAAAATTAATTTCTTGAGTCTTTTTTGATACCCCTTTTTCTAATAAATCCCATAGAACATACTCTTTTATACAATTGTCTATTGATTTTTCTTTATCTTTAAGCCTATTTTTTCTATCCAACTTAAGTAAAATTCTATGGCCTACTTTGGTTAATTTAAAAACATTATCTCGAAAATACTCTTTTCCTTTAGTGTTAATTGTATCAATTTTTTCTTTTTTCAAATTAAAGTATTTAAAGTCCATTGATAAATCTTTCTGAAAAAAATCGAAAGTTAAATAATAATACTTAGTTTTACTTATTTTTTTTTCTAGATCTTCTTTTAATTTTTTTTTCATAAGAATTTCTATTGTTTCTACACTCTTAGTTGACATATGTTTTCTTTATCCCCCTAAATTAAATACAATATATTTTGACTAAAAAAATTTACCTTTGCTCCTGCATCTCCTCATAGACCTTCTCAGCTATGACATTCATAAGGTATTTAGATAATCCCTCATTACTTAATATATTCATAATTATTTCAGAAAAATCTTTCTTTTGTCTGATTAACCCTCTTTTAAAATGAGATTTACCAAACATCTTTGTAAAATCTTCTTGAGAGTTAACCTTTGCCATCTGTTGTAATTTAGGATCTCCTATAAATATTTTTTCTATATTTTCAAACATAACTTTATTTTCTTCAGTTAGTCCGATCCCATAGATATCATTTATCCTAGCTATTATCTCATCTAACCCTTCTAGTTTTTCTTCTTTCCCACCACGGCCATTTCCTACTCCAGTTAGATCTCCTTCTCCCTTACTAATAGATATATTCCCTTCTGATATTTTAGATATCTTATAGTAATCTATTGATAGGATCTCATCTAGGTCTACACCAGTTAAAACATCCTTTGGTAACTTTTTATATAACCCTATTAAATATACATAGAGTTTCAATAGATCCAATTTTTTTATTGGGTAGATCTGTAATAAAAATTTATAAAGGTTTATATATTCACGGGCTTTCCCTTTGAAGTCGTCTTTCATCTCATCATCAAAAGTTAAAAATATCTCTACACCTTCATCTAATAAACTGTTTAGTTTAGCATCTTGCTTCTCAGTTCTTTTTTTCTTAAAATAGAGTATAGCAAATTCGTTTATTTTTTCTTCAGCATAGATTGGAAATTCCTTGATCTCATAAAATTTATCAAATATACTATTGGGATCAGTAGTACTCTTTATCTCGGTACTCTCATAATATGGTTTAAAAGACTTTTGGATATCCTCTACACCATTTACAAAATCCAAGATGAAGGTTTGCTTATCTTTATATCTTCTGTTTAGTCGTGAGAGAGTCTGTACACACTTTACTCCTCCCAAACTTTTATCTACATACATAGCACACAGTTTAGGTTGGTCAAATCCAGTTTGATATTTTTCAGCTACTATCAATAGCTTTTGTTCATCTTTATTAAATTCAATAGGGATATCTTTTACTCCACCATTTAATTTTTCCTCTGTATACTCGATCTCGTCTTCCTCTACCTTACCAGAAAAAGCTACTAGAGTTTTCATAGAATATCCCATCTCTTTTATATATTTATCTATGGCTATCTTATATTTTACAGCAGATAAACGGCTTCCAGTCACTACCATTCCTTTAGATTTCCCTCCTAACCACATCTCACGATTATTTCTAAAATCTTCTACTATTATCTCTACCTTTTGTCTGATATTATATTCATTTAATTCCACAAATTTTCTTACAGCATTGGTAGCCTTCCCCTTATCAAAATCAGGATCATCTTGTATAGTTTTAGCTATCTTATAATATCTTTCATAAGTTGCATAGTTTTTTAAGATATCTATGATAAATTTCTCTTCTATGGCTTGTTTCATCGAGTATAGATGAAATTCATGAGGTTTTTTATCTTCTCCCATAGTTCCAAATGTTTCAAATGTTTTAGATTTTGGAGTAGCTGTAAATGCAAAGAAGCTAAGGTTATCTAATTTACTTCTTTTACCGATATATTCAGCCATAATATCATCAGAAGTATAGTCTTCTTTTTCTATCTCCTCCACTGTCTTTCCAGCTAGAGTCATCTTTAGTGCTCCCATACTTTCACCAGCAGTAGAAGAATGAGCCTCATCTATAATTACTGCATAGTTCTTACCACTGAGGTTTTCTATCTTTTCCAGTGCGAATGGAAATTTTTGAATAGTTGTTATGATTATTTTTTTATTATTTTCTATAGCATGAGCTAGATCTTTAGAGCTTTTATTCTCATCTATCTTCTCTACTACGCCATGTTTATGTTCTATTTGATAGATAGCATCTTGTAGCTGCTTATCTAATACCTTTCTATCGGTAATAACTATTACACTGTTAAATATAGCATGGTCATCCTTATTGTGAAGACTAGATAGTCTATGAGCTAACCAAGAGATAGAGTTTGTCTTTCCAGATCCAGCACTATGTTGGATTAGATAGTTCTGTCCGCATCCCTTCTCCAAAATATCTCCTACTATCTTTCTGACTACATCCAATTGATGGTATCTAGGGAATATCTGTGTTTCTTTAATCTTTTTAGAGTTAGGGATCTCTTCTTTTTGAATATAGTAAAATCTATTTATAATATCAGAAAGTGTATTTTTAGTTAAAATATCATCCCAAAGATAATGTGTTTTATGTTTTGTAGGGTGTACAGGATTCCCTTTTCCCTTGTTGTTTCCCTTATTAAACGGTAAGAAAAATGTAGATTTCCCATTTAATTTAGTAGCCATATGCACTTCATTATCATCTACTGCAAAGAATACCAGTGTTCTTTCAGAGAATATCTTCTCCTTAAAATCCCTGTCAGTTTTCCATTGTTTTATAGCATTTTTATAGTTTTGACCAGTCAGGGTATTTTTTAATTCAATAAAAACAAGAGGTATACCATTTATAGATATTACAGTGTCTATCCTGTCTTTATTCTCCAAAGAGTAATAAAACTCATTGGTTACTGTAAAGATATTTTCCCTGTATTTATCTACAAGGGTTTTATTCTTATTTGAGTTAGGAACAAAATACATTAATTTAAAGTTACGAGATAGACTATAATCACTGATTCCTTCTCTTATTACCTTTATCAATCCTTTTTTCCTGATACTTATATCTATCAGAGCAAACAATTCTTCTTCCCAGTTTCCACCCTTAGATTTTTTATATTCATCCAAGAGATCTTCTTGGGTATGGGTAAGAAACCTGATCATATCATTTTTAAATATATTGTATTTATAGTTAAAATCTTTATTATATCCCTCTTCATAGCCGATACTAAGAAGGTGATTGGTTATTGTTTTAAATTGTAGATCCTTTTCCTTAGGTAGTGCCATTTATTTCACCTCAATTAATTATTTCTATATTTTGTTAAAAATTCTTTTAAAGATTCTATACTTTTTGTATTTGAAAAATAAAGTTTTTCTGAGCAAGCTAAACCAACTGAATTAATATAATCAATTATTTCTCCTGTGATATTCACTACCGTATTATTTATTGCCTGACTATTTTGTGGATACAGTACTAAACAAACGTTTTTACTCAAAGGAAAGGTATGTATTTGACATCTAGAATCTATTCCAACACCGCTTGAATACGCACAAAAATTTATTTTACTTTCATTTTTTATTTTTAATAACACCCATTTTTTATTAAATAAATCCTTTATAATATCATTATAAGGTACCATTTCTCCCATAGCTTTTAAATGAATTAATTTTTCATCAATATTTATTTTTAATTCTTTTGTTGGTACAGGGGAGTTAATTAATCCTTTTTTTTCAAGTATCAAAGCTATATTTTTAAATACTTGTCCGTGTAAATCAGCCATCATTTTTCTAAATTTATCAGTTTTAGTAATTTGAAATGCAATATACATAGACAAAAAAGATTTTGTACTATCACTAAATATGTCTTCTTCTTTTATTCTTTCACCATCATAAATATTTCTAAAAAAAGGACCTTCTAATACTTGTTCAAATCCATCTTCTAAAATATTATCAGGGTTTTCAACATCTGCTTCATAAAAAAATTTTGAAGCTAAAGTTTTTTTTATTTTTTTAGGTTCAAATTCAAAACTTTTTATATTTAAAACTAAAATCCTTTTTTTTTCTTTTGCTTTCCCCTCTTTTAATTCAAATTTTCTTAAATAACCTTGTGGGATATAGTGTTGATTTTTGACTATAGGCTTTTTCATTTCTCTCCTCCTAATTTTAATCAATATTCACAACTTGATAGCTCCTCAGAGCTATCAATAAATCAATATTAATAAAAATAATTAATCAGCTAAAAATGTTGCTCCACCTCTATTAAGACTATAAATATCATAATATTTAGTCATCTCTTTAAGCTCTCCATTTAGAATAAATCTAACGGTTATATTAATAGCGAGTATATTATCTCCCATAGAAATAGGAACCGTAAAGGTTTTATTAGTATTTAAAATCTTTATTAATTCTTGTTCTGAAACTTCACTATATTCTCCTGATCTAGTAGTATAAACTACAGTTACTGGAGCAACTTCGCGATATACATCATCAATTCCTATAGCTTCAAAAGGAATATTTAAAACAGCTAAACCAGATTTATATTTACTTAAATAAGATATGACTTGATCTCGGCCATCTCTTAGGTACATTTGATTATTAACATAATAATATTTCCAATTCGACTCTACTTTAGGTGCAACGTATGGTTCTACACGTGCACACCCTAAAAAATTTAAAGTTATAATAACTATAGCTAATAATAATATTTTTTTCATTTCAATCTCCTTAATTTTCTGTTATCTCAAATGAAGTTTTATTAAATAAATATACCTTTTCTATCCCAACTTGAGAAAAAAAGTAAATTTTCATGTCATAAATTTTTGGTACTACTAGATTTTTATTTTTTGGCTTATATTCAATAGCAATGGAGTGTTTGTAGCAATAAGGTTCTTTCTTGTAACCTTTTAATTTTTCTTTATCTTTTTTATTTAAATATACTTTTTTACACTCAATTGCAACTAAGTTATTGTCATTTTCTCCACGTTCATGTATTAGTATATCTGGAATCATTCGCCTGTTTGAATCTATACTAGTATATTTACACCTGTCGCCATTTTTATTATATTCAATATCTACACTTATAGTTGGATTACCTATTAATCCCTCAAGATTAGATGCATTAAAATATTTTTCTAAATACATTGCTAATTTATGATTGATAGCCTCCTCTTTAAGGTTTCTATCAATTAATTCATTATCTTTCTCTATTAGCTTTTTTAATGATAGTTTTAACAATCGTAATACATTTTCTTCATTCATAAGATCCCCCCCTTTTTCTAACTATCTCTCCAACCTCAGTTTCTCCCTATGAGGGAGAAAACATAAAAAGGAGGGTTACAGTACCTCTATCTTCCCTGTTACAGCCTCACTTATCAAACTTTGCTTAGCTTCTCTGAGCTTTATAATTTGATTTTTTATATTAAAAATAATACTATCTACTTTATTTTTTCTGTTAAATATAAATTTTCCAATACTATCTTGTTCATCAAACTTTGCAAATGGAATATGTAAATTTTCAATCATACTAACTGCTAATCCAGGTTGTGCCGCAGACATTGAATATTGATTTAAATTCATAGACCTTAATAATTCTCCTAACCAATTTATATCTATTTGAGATTTTAAAAGGGTTACTACTATAGCATGTTCAGAAGCCCAAAATTTATTTAACGCATAGTTTATATTTCCACAAAGAGCTCCTTGCCTTCCTATTAAAATGTATTTTCCATCATGAGTATGAGAATCAGTATAACCTCTAAATCCATTCCCTCCATATACAGAAAATTTCCCTGTCTCTTTAATGTCATCAGAAGTAATGCTATTCCCACTTTGAAGTTTAGCCCAAAACTTTATTTTTCCTACTTTCCACTCCTCCGGAATCATCCCAAGCCATTCTACTCCACTATTTTTCATCTCTTCAGTAGGTCTATTTTTAACTTTCAACTGACCACTTTCATCTATACTTACCTTCTTTTTCCCTGTTACAACTTCAGAAATCAAACTCTTCTTAGCTTCTTCCAATTTTTCGATAAGTTTTTCTTTTTTCTCTATAACTTCATCAAACTCAGACGTTTTTTTGTTTAGAAAATCGACTATCTTTTGTTTATTCTCAGAAGGAATTAAAGATAAAATGTTTGCCATTTCATTATTCATTATTTTCGCGCCATTTGTATCTGGACGCTTATAATATTGAGCTGCAAAAGAAAGATAATAAAAATAATATTCTAAAGAATCATTTTTATCTAAAGCTTCTAAAGTACCACAAACATTAGTACAATTATATTTACCATCCCTTAAAAAAATAGTTCCTGCATTAGCCCCATCAGTTGTCCAAGTAATTAATTTTTTTGAAAAATCATACGAATTAATATAACCTAAACATCCATTATGTAAAGTTTGCGATGAATATACAGGGTATTTCCCATTATCATCTAACTCTCCTTGAGAAATAACTCTACCTCTTCCTATTTTAAATTTATATTTTATTTTTCCTATTTCCCACTTCTTCGGAATTATCCCAAGCCACTTTACTCCACTATCCTTCATCTCATGTGGTTCTCTGTATCTGTATTTCATTAGCTTAGCACCTTCTTGATTCCTTCTTGGATCTCTGTCTCAAGGGTAGATATTTCAGCCATTATTTCCTCAAATCCTCTCAACTTTTCATACTTATAAAAATGTCTTGTAAATGGTATCTCATATCCGATCTTGTCTAGGGTAGATTCATCTATCTTAGCATCAGGGACATGAGGTAATACTTCGTTTTGGAAGTATGTTGCGATGTCTTCCTTTAGTGGGATAGTTTCAGTGTCTCTTAGGCTAGTATCTGGTTCTACTATTCCTTTATTGTTCTTACACACTACTGCATCTTCATCTCTCTCGCCGATACTACTCCATACTGCCTTTAATAATGCTCCCTTTACAAAATCTATCTCATTAGTTTTAAGTTGATCCTTCAGGTCTTTCAAGAACTCTTCCCTGTCTAAATAAATTTTAGTTATTTTAGATAATGATTTTATTAATCTTTCTTGTTTTTCCCTTCCCTCAGTTTCCTCTATCTCTTTTAACTCTTCTTTTTTCTTCTTAGATATAGCCAAATTTATATACTGATTGCTATTTTTAAATGTTTCTAAAGTCTCTTCATTGATTTCAAACCTTAATTTTAAAGGTCTGTCTACCGTTACTTTTCTAAAACCAAAATCAGTATTATCAAATATTTTAGATAGTTCACTCTCTTCAAATTTAGCATAGATATCCTTTATCTTTTGAATTTGTTCAGGAAATATTTTTTTTCTCTTACTCCCCAATGATTTTGGCATAGGTTTATAAAAATTAGACCCGTCTACTAGTTGAATTTTTCCTTTTCTTTTAGTAGATTTTTTATTTGTTAATACCCAGACATATGTTGAGATTCCTGTATTATAAAACATATCTGTAGGTAGTGCTATTATCCCCTCTAACATATCAGATTCTATTATCCATTTTCTTATATTACTTTCTCCACTCCCTGCATCTCCTGTAAATAATGGTGAACCGTTAAGGATTATCGCTATTCTTGACCCATCTTCATCTGTTTTCATCTTATTTATCATATTTTGTAAAAATAATAATGATCCGTCACTTACTCTCGGAGTACCAGCACCAAATCTGCCATCAAATCCTAATTCAGCTTCCTGTTTGATAGCATTTTCTTCATCTTTCCAAGTTACCCCATATGGTGGATTAGAGATCAAGAATCTAAACTTATCTCCTCTAAATTTATCTTCACTCAGTGTATTCCCAAGTCTAATATTTTCAGGACTTTCCCCTTTCATAATCATATCAGCCTGACAGATAGCAAAAGATTCATCCATAAGTTCTTGCCCGTATAGTTGTACTTCAGCATCTTTATTATGTTTTTCTACATACCTTCTTGCTTCAGATAACATCCCACCAGTTCCGACACAAAAATCTGCTATATCTATTAATTTTCCTTTTTTTTCTATAAATTCTTCCTTTGTATAAAATAACATCTCCATACAAAGTTCTACTACTTCACGAGGGGTATAGTGTTCCCCTGCATCTGTATTTTCATAAAATTTTCTAATCATCTCTTCATATATTTTTCCCATCTCTTCATTGGGTACTTTGTCCATGTGTAGATCTACCTCTGAAAATTTTTGTATAACTGCATATAATTTATTTTTTTTATTTAGATGATCTATCTGCGTTGTAAATTTAAAGTTATCCATGATCTTTCTTACATTTTCAGAAAACCCATTTATATATTCCTTTAGGTTGTCTGCTATATTTTCACTATCATCTAATAAACTTTGAAAATTATAGTCAGAAATATTAAAGAAACTCATGTGTTTTTGATTATATACTTCTTCTGCTTCTGCTATTACCATCTCGTCTCTTTCGTTTCCACTTACATAGGTAGTTTCATTGTATATATCCTTAATTTGATCTCTGTCATGTACATCTAAAATACAATCAAATCTTCTAAGGACTATCATAGGTAACATTACCTTTCCATAGTCTTCTGCCTTATATGTTCCTCTCAAACTTTCTGCTATATTCCATAAAAAACTTACATAGTTAAAATTACTCACTTATTTTCTCCTCGTTATTCTTAATTTATTTTTTTTCTCCTACAGAAAATCGTCTACATTACTGCTTTCTACAACTTTTCCAAGGATATAAAACTCATCTTTATCTCCTACTCTAATCTCTGGATAATTCTTATTAAAAGCTTCTAAAACTGCATTTTTTCCACTTACTTTTAACTTTCTTATAGTACATTCTCCATTGTATGAAAAAAGACCAAGTTTACCCACCATTAAGGGAGTATCCATCTCTGCTAAAACATGAGATCCTTTATCTATTTTTTTCTCACCAACGATTCCTGAATCCATAGAATCATCATTCATTAATACAGCAACGAATGGCTCATTATAATTACTGTCTTCTAAATAAAACATTGTATAATTTCCAATTACTTCCCCATAAATAAGGGCTCCATCAATTACTTTTACATCTTCATGTAGTGGTATACTCTCAATTTTTAAAACTTTCATTGCTTTGAAATTAGAACCGTCCATTTAAACCTCCATAATTATAATGACTTTTTTCTTTTCTTATGTTTTCTTTTACTTTCAATGACTATCCCATGACATTTAAAATCAGTGTCTTCAGTTTTTAAAATAAGAATGTCTTTATAAATACTTCTATTTGAATTATCACTCATCAAATTTATAAAATTTTCATTATCTGAAACTCTCTTAATATATTCTTGTCCATCATAAGTTACTAAACATATTTCATCATTAAGATTTAAGTCATGACAATCGGGATCTACTACGGCAATATCTCCATCTAGCAAACTTGGGTACATCGAATCTCCTGAAACTTCTACTGCAAAAGCTCCTTTAGGCATAGTTTCATCTTGTAAAAGAATAAAGCTTTCTTTTCTGATTACATTCCCCATATTAATAGCTCCTCCACCTGCCGAAGCGGCTCCATAAACTGGTAATTCTATAACTGTTATTCCTAGAGGATTAATCAAATTTTGAGAAGTATTCTCTTCTTCTAAATATCCAACCATTATATATAATTCTTTATAATCAATTCTTAAAGCTTCCGCTAATTGTTTTAAAAAAAATGGATTTATTTTTAAAATTTGACCTGACTCAATTCTTGATAGGATGGTCTTTTGTATCCCAGCTTTCATAGCTAATTGATTTAATCCAAATTTTCTTTTTTCTCTTAAATCTTTTATATAAATTGCTAATCTTTTTCTTCCTTCTTCACTAACAACAAATTCTGACATTATATTCCTCCTTTTATCATTTTAATTTTACTCAATAAAGTCACAAATGTGAATTAATTGAAAAAAAAGTGTTGACATTTGTGTCTTTTTAAGCTAAATTTATAGTGTAAACAAATGTGGACAAATTAGGAGGTGATCATATCATGCTTAATAAGATAAAAATTAAATGTATCAATAAAGGTCTCACAATGACCGAACTAGCTATAGAATTAGAAATTTCTAGAGAATATATGTATAGAAAAATTAAGAAAAAAGACGTTGATTTATTTGAAAGAATAGAAAAAATTTTAAATCCATCGGACACAATTGTGTCTGAAGTGTAGTGTGATCTTTAAACTAATTATTTAATAACAGGGGGGAATTATGGAAATTTCAAATGCTAAGGTTATAAAAAGCGTCTTCAGGAATAAAGACAAGATAAAAAAGAATGAATTTATAAAGAAAGTAAAAAAGTTGACCTATGATCTTACTCTGAATGAGGAGAAACAACGAAAATTATTTTAAATAAAAAAAGAGTAGAAATAGATCTACTCTTAGAAAATAAATAAATTAAAGCGGGGTGTAAAATGCCAAAGCAACTCAATATAATGAAAGAAACAAAAGAAAGAGGAATTTTATTTATCTATATTCGCCTATTTTATTGCCTTGAAAATCAAATTCCTATGAGTACACAAGAACTTGAAATTATTGGTAAAATTTCTCAGGTATTGGTTAATCAAAATAATACTAACTTAAAAGATCAATAACATTTTGCGATGTTATATCAGTGAAAGTACTCAAAATAATAGATTTACTAGATACAACAACTTTACTTAAAGTTAATTTTTCCATTGTAACGCCTCCTTTTAAAACTCTAAACAGTATGATTCAATATACATTAAACAAATCATTATTGAACTATATTATTAAGATTTTAAGGTCAATAACATATCTAATATCGTCAGTTATATTAAGTATAACTTTTAAATGAGGAAAATCAAAATTATATCAAATACAGGAGGTAACACATGGCTAGACCAGATTCAGCTCTATCCTTAGAGCTAGAAAGAAGCATGAATATGCAAGTAAGAGTAGAAACCTTTGGGGAACACCTGAGACATGCAGGAGTGATAGATGATCTAGATGATGAAAGAAGGGTAAAGAGTTTTAACCTCAACAAATGGAATGAAGATATGCAAAAATCATTTTCTAAAACTAGATCTAAGATCCTAAAACTAACAGATCTTCCATCTATGAAAAAAGCCCTGGAAGACTTAGATGAAAAGATAAATGAATTCGATGAGACATACTTTGATAAAAGAAAACAAATAGATGCCTTAGAGGTCCAGTATGAAGCTTTGGATGATGATGTGAGAGTGTGGCTCCTGGAATATGCAGTGAACTGTAGAGAGAAGCTGAAGGTAGAAAATTCTAATATTGAGAAAAAACTTATAAAAGAAAATATAGAAAGAAAGAGAGGAAAAATATGAAAAAAGAAAATGTAAAATATACCATTGGAGAAGTCCAGCAGCATAAACTTATAGAGTTTGGTTTAGACATAAAAGATGCTTTTATTATTTCTTATTTAAAAGATATGAAAACTTGGAAAAACATCCTTGAAAAATCTGTAAATGGTGATATTTATATGTGGGTTGATTATTCTAAATTACTATCTTATCTTCCGGCATTAAAAATTAATACAAATGATGTGCTATCTAGGAGACTAAAAAAATATGAAGGCCTAGGATTAATAAAAAGACACCTACATAAAAATTTAGTTTATGGATCATATAACTTTATTTTCCTAGAAGAAAAGTTCAATACCTTATTTGAATTTAACAAAATAGAAGATACAGAAGATGAAATAGAAGAGATGAAAAGAAAGATGGGTCTTTTAGGTCAACAAACTCCGCACCCGTCTCAAAAGTCGTGTGGTTTCGACTCAAAAGTAGCCTGTACAACGACTCAAAAGTCGGCTGATAATACTCCCATAAAGATACTCCCACAAAAAAATAGTAGTAGCACAGAAGTAAATCCTACTGCTGCTCCTGAAGATACTTTTTTTAAAAATCTAAAAGACCTACTCATAGAAAATAATTTTAAAAACTATAATTCTCAAACACTAAAAAATATTAAAAATTATTCAAACGGATCTTTAGAAGATATAAAAAAAGTAATTGAATTTATGAAACTAAAAAATAAATCTATAAATTCTAAAATCTTAGTAGCAATTTTAAAAGATGGCGATCACAAGGTAGTAGAGTCATTGGATCTAAAAAAGGTTCCTAAGGCTGATAAAGTAGCCCACATGCTAAAAATTATTACACAGGATGAAATTGATGATCTATGCAATCAAATAGCTAAATCATTTGGGCATGAAGAATATAAAAATCTAAGTAAAAGCGATGAAAATATAGTGAATATTGAGCTAGAAAATATATTTTGTAGAAGGTATAACAAACTAAAAAATACAAAATAAGGAGGGAATTATGAATTTTATGGGGACTATTACAAACTGGCCTAAATTCAGCATAATTATTTTAGAAAGTATAAAAGAACTTGAATTTATGGGAGAGATCTACAAGGATGAAAAAGACATAAAAAAATATGCTAGAGAATCATTTCTAGTAAGAGAACCTATTAAATTTAAGTTTTAGGAGGAGATTATGTCTAGTAAAAATATAAAAACAGCCTTTAGAGATCTATGCTTTATACATAGAAAACTAAAGAACTGCTGCAGGACCATTAGCCTTCAGGATATTCCGACCAAAGAAAAATTAGGAGGACTAATGATCTTGTTTAAATTATAGCATAAAGCTATCAATTGTATTTAATCTTTAGGGGGGATGATGAATAAAAATATAAAAGAAATATTAAAAAAAATAGAAACCAGACCTCATACCAAAAAAAATGCTAAAAAACTAATTTCTAAATCTAATATAGATCTTCAACTATTAAATAAATTTTGGCACGGTGATATAGAACCCATGGGAACTAAAAAGTATTTTTTTACCTTCAAAAATAATATTGAATTTCAAAAGTTTATTATTTCCAATCGAGACTATGGAATTGAGATAAAGAAAAATTTAAATAAAAAAAAGAAAATTCTTAATCTCCAAAAAGATGAAAAAATAAGAAGATGCACCAAGTGTAAAAAAGAGTTCATAACAAAGGTCGATAGATTAGGAGTGAGTTATGATACACGATGTAAAAGATGTAAAACCATTGAAAGATATGATAGAAGTGGTAGATTAAATGGAAAATTAGAGACAAGAGGATAAAATGAATTTTATTTTTATGACCTTACAAAAAAAGAATAGAAATAAATCTACTCTTAATTTCCATCATTTGAGATCTTTAGCGTCTGACTTTGCAATAGAACAATGTTATGTTTTCAATTTTGTCACCCAATGATTGAAAAGATCCAATCTCTCCATTTTTTTCCATTAATGTTAATTGGAAATTTAAATTGGAAAGAGTAAGATGGGCAAAAAAATATTTTTTCCTTAAAATATGATGTAGTTCTTTTAAATCAAAATCATCAAAAGAAAGAATTTTATCAATTAAAGTAAAAAGTATTTCTTGTTCATTATACATAAAGATATCCTCCTATTAGCCACTTTTAAACTCTAAACAATGCATGAGTATACTTAACTATACCTTAAAAATAATGAGATTTCAAAATTCTTAGAAAAATAATATAGTATTTTATAAAAATATAAATTTTAGGAGGCAAGATGAAAAAACAAAAATTAAGACCAAATCATCAAGAAATTATAGCTATGAGTTTAGAAGATCTAAATTTTATATTAAAAAGTGAATATTTACTGACAAATAGACAAGTTAAACAAATTAAATCAGAAGTTAAAAGAAAAAGAAACACTACAGGGCAAAAGGTGATTGTCTAATGGCTAAGATAATTTTATTTAAAAACAATAAAGGAGGAGTGGGGAAATCCTTACTCTGTTTCTGGAGTGCTCATATCCTTTCTACATTATCAAAAACAAGTGATGATAAGAAAAATAAAGTATTAATCCTTACATCTGATTCACAAAATAATATTATGCAGATGGCAGGAGCCAAATTAGGCTATGGTGATGGTCTCCAAGGTTATATAGATGATAGAGGTTCAGATCTGATTAGATTAAGGGAAAACTTGTTTTATATCCCTCTCACCTCTACTGGAATAAAGAGAACTTTTGAAACTAGGTTCTTAGATGTAATAGAAGTTTTTAAAAAACAATATGACTATATTCTGATAGATGGATCACCAGTACTCAAATTAGATAACATCTTTTTAGAAGTCAGTGACAAAGTAGTAATTCCAACCTTCCTAGATAATATAACTACTAAAGGGATGGTAAATCTTATTAATGAAATTGGAGTTGATAAAGTAGCTTTAATCGTCCCTAATAGGGTTGGTAGAAGTAAGATGGAGTATGAACACCTAAATAAGATAAAAACGAGCCTAGAGGGAATAGGAGCTGTTATCACTGATCCTATTTATCAAACTACAAAGATAATGAAACTTACAGAAAAATCCAAAACAATCATGGAAACCAAAAGTAAACAATATGATGATATAAAGCAAATATTTAAAAAAATTGTACGGGAGGTGATGTAGTTGGATGTCTTTGGAGAACTTCAGAAAGCAGTGAAAAAAGAAATATATGTTTCAAACTTTGATTTCGGGAATCACGAAATTGAAAAAGAAGATATTCTGTTTATAAAAAATAGTGAGCAAATATTGAGAAAGAATTTTATGGGAATATCAGAATCTCTATATGAGATATGTATGATCCTTAATCAGATCTCTTTAAAATTTAAAAGATCCGGAGATTTTATGGAATGGTATGAAGCTAATGGATTAACCAAAGATAGTATTTCAGAGTTCAATAAAAGGTTTATCTTATTCCAGGAGTTCAAGGATAAAAAAGATTTCATCTCATCCCTCTCTACACAGTCAGTTAAATTTTTAACTCATAAAGATGTTACAGCAGATGCCAGGGAAAAAATAATCAATGGTGGAATAAAAAAAGCTGAAACCATAAAAGAATTATTAGCTCCTATAAGAGATCAGATAGCAATCGAATTTAAAAAACCAATTCAATATGTTAATTATAAAAAGCTCGATAAGATGAAAACTAGAATAATTAAAGTAGAAGATGGGAATGAATTAAATTCTTTAAAAGCCGACTTAGGAGCCCTGGAGAACTATTTAAAAGATATGAAACAAGCTATTAAGGATAAAGAGAAAGAATGGGAAAATAAAAATAATTTAAAGCTAGTTGAGGAGGTATAAGCTATGATTAAATTTAATGAAAAAATAACAGAGGTTGAATCAAAAGAAAATTTAAGTACAGTTGTTAAATTACTTAAAAGAATAAATAAGAGGATAAAATCATGAAAGTAGGAGCATATGTAAGGGTTTCTACGACTATACAGGAAGAAAAGAACTCTTTAAAAACACAAATAAAAAAAATAGAATCTTATTGTGATCTTCATGATTACGAATTATATAAAATTTATGAAGATGTAGACAGTGGTGCCAATGATGAAAGAATAGGGTTTAAAACTCTATTAAAAGATATAAAGAAAAAGAAGTTTGATGTAGTCCTGGTCTATGAATCATCTCGTATTTCTAGAAAAACTCATACAATGATGAATTTTGTCTTCAGCTTAATTGAAAAAGATATAAAATTTATTTCAATATCTCAACCAGATCTAAATACTACTACAAGTACAGGAAGATTATTTTTTACTATACAGGCTGGACTTGCTCAATATGAAAGAGAGCAAATCTCGGCCAGGGTAAAGTCCAGTGCATATGAGAAAGCCTCTAAAGGTGAATGGATGGGGGGGCAACTTCCTATTGGGTATGAGTGGGATGGTGATAGAAAAAATAAAAAAATAAAGATTGATAAAGAGCAAGCCGAATTGGTGAAAGCTTATTTTTATACATTTATGGAGAATAGAAGTCTTAGGAGAACTTCTAAAATATTTAATAGAAAATTAGATAGTTTAAGATGGATATTAACCAATCCTTTCTATATCGGTAAATATAGATTCGGAGTAAAAAAGAAAAATATAGTTACAGGGATTCGAAAAACTAGTGATGATTATATCTTAGTAGAAGGAACCCATGAAGGAATTATTAGTATAGAAACTTTTAATATAGCTCAAAAGATATTAAAAAATAGTAGGGGAATCGACTATGAGAATAAAAATGGATCTACAGCATTATTTGGTGGATTGATAAAATGTCTTTGTGGTCATAAAATGTATGGGAATAAGATAGACAACAAAGCCCAGGGGGGAAAGACATACTATTATTATATGTGTGACACCTGTGGTAAAAGAATCAATGCCGGGAAGATAGAAGAAAAAGTATTAACTCAAATAACCGAAGTAGATAAGTTAAAAGAAGTAAATCAAGTAGATAATTATATGGAAACCGTTGAAAGACAAATACAAATATTTGAAGATAGAAAAGATATATTGGTCAAAGAAAATAAAAATTTGGTTAATATGTTAAAAAAAGAATTAATAGCAGAAACAGAATATATTGAAAATAGAAAAGGAAACTTGAATGATTTAGAAACTATAAGTAAAGAACTTGAAATTTTGGAAAAAATAAAATCAAAAGAAACTGATAATGAAGATCGTGGAAATTATGAGTTATTAAGGGAAGTTCTAGAAAATTATGAAGATTATGAGACAAATCAGTTAAAAGAATTGTTTAGAGTGTTAATTCAAGAGATAGAAATTACTGATATGAGAAGATTAGAGTACAATATCATATTTAATTTAAAATAAAAGCAACGGGCTTAAGCCGTTGCTTTCTCTACGTTAAAACGTTTATTATGGGGTTATGTGGTACCTGAGAAGGGACTTGAACCCTTAAGGGCATACGCCCGGGGGATTTTGAGTCCCCTATGTCTACCATTCCATCACTCAGGCATCTACAAAAATAATTATACTAGAAGTCCCGAAGAAAAGCAAGTCTTTTTTTTAATAAAATTGTAATTTTATAGGCTTATAACTCTAAAGATATATGACTGAAAGATTTGAAATCAAATAAACCACGATCAGTTAGTTTTATTTCTGGAATAACTGATAAAGCTAAAAAAGCTAGGTTCATTAATGGATCTAGTTTTTTGTTTACTCCATATTTATAAGCTGAGTCTAAGAATTTTTTTATTTTTAATGCAACCTCTTTCCCAGAAGCTTGTGTCATAATACCTCCTATTTCCAGTGGAATAGAAGATATGATTTTTTTATCATGAACTAAGCAAAGACCTCCTTGGATGTTTTTTATTTGCTCAATAGCAAGAAAAATATCTTCATCTGAATTGCCTATAACTGCTAGATTATGGGAGTCATGGGAAATTGTAGATGCGATAGCTCCTTTAAAATCACCAAAATTTTGAACTAGACCTTTGCCGATGTTTCCTGTTCCATGATGACGTTCAATTACAAACAATTTTAAAATTCCAGGATTATTTTTTGTTTTGAACTCTCCATCTTCTAATATTATTTGAGAAATAGTTTTTTTAGTGAGTAAACTTCCAGGGATAAGCTCAATCGTATTTACTCTGTCACTTTTTAAACATATCTTTAGATCTTTGTTAACTATATTGATATTTACACTAGAAAGTAATTTTTTATCCATATAAGTATTTTGAATTTTCACCTTATCTATACCGTTGTAGATTTCTTTACCATTTTTATAAGTTTTTAATACTTTGAAATTAACAAGGTCTTGAAAAACAACTAAATCTGCTTTATAACCAGGGGCGATAGCTCCTAATCTATTTAAACCATAACACTTTGCAGTATTTATGGTTGCCATTTGGATAGCAGTAATGGGATCTATATTTAATTTTACTAATTTTCTTAAAAGGTGGTCAATGTGTCCCTGTCTGATTAGAGTTTCTGGGTGAGAATCGTCTGTACATAGACAACACCACCTTGTAAGGCTGAGGTTGGTGGAGAGACCTTTAGCTAATGCTTCTAAATTTTTAGCTCCTGATCCCTCTCTTATCAATACATAAATTCCATTTCTTATTTTATCTAATAATTCATTGTAAGTTTCAGATTCATGATCGGTAGAGATACCCACTCCTGCATAGGTTCGAATATCATTATTATTCATATTAGGAGCATGGCCATCAATAATTTTATTATATTTATTAGCTAGATCTAATTTTTTTAAAACTTCAGTATCTTTATTTATAATTCCGGGGAAATCCATAAATTCTGCTAACCCTAAAACTCTTTTATGGTGAATAAGTTTTTCTAAATCATCAACTCCTAAAATAGCTCCAGAAGATTCAAAAGTCGTAGCAGGAACGCAGGATGGAAGGTTGATAAAAACATTTAAAGGAATATTTTCAGTGGCTTTTAGCATATATTTTATACCTCTCATTCCAGAAACATTGGCTATCTCGTGGGGGTCGGTTATAATAGTCGTAGTCCCTCGGGGAATAATTAAATTTGCCATATTTTCAGGTGTTAGCATGGAAGATTCTATATGAACATGGGCATCCATTAGACCTGGTGAAATATAAGCACCACAAAGATCTATTTCATTAATTCCAGAAAAATCACCGATTCCTACGATTTGATCTTCATGGATTGCTAAGTCACCCTTTATAATTTCGTGACTAAATACATTTATGATCTTTGCATTTTTAAAAACTAGATCTGATTTTTTTTTCTTAGTTAATATATCTATAAATTTAGACAAGTTATTCATACCAACCTCCTACAATAAAAAAGCGATGTAACGTTCATCCGGATAGTTATAACCTAGGATTTTATTATTTTTATCTCGAAATTTTATATTTATAGAGTAAATTAATAGTATTTTGGTGATGTTCCCTTATAAGTATAAAAAAAAGCCAATTTAAAGTAAAGTTACTACTTAATAAATTGGCTTTTTTTATAAAATTTCCTTTAAATTAATTCTGCTTTGACTTCTCCACCGATATTTTCACCCTCAGTTTTAGCAATAATCAGAGTACAAACAGCGTCACCAGTTATATTTACAGCAGTTCTATTCATATCTATAATTCTATCAACTCCCATGATAAGAGCTATTCCTTCGATAGGAAGACCAACTTGGGTAAGAACCATTGAAAGCATGATAGGACCAGCTCCTGGAACACCTGCAGTACCTATAGATGCTAGTGTAGCAGTTAAAATAACCATCATATAGTCACCCATATCTAATTGGATTCCATAAGCGGTAGCTATGAAGACCACAGCGACACCTTGCATAATAGAGGTTCCATCCATATTTATAGAAGCTCCTAATGGGATTGTAAATGAACTTGTAGATTTTGAAACCCCAAATTTTTCCCTAAGGATCTCTAAATTAATAGGTATAGTGGCTCCACTACTGGATGTAGAAAATGCTACAGAGATAGCAGGAATGAATTTTTTTATAAATACGATTGGATTTATTTTAGCTACTAGATATAAAAGACCTTGATATGTAATTAGAACATGGATTAATAATGCTAAAAGTGTAGTTCCTATATATTTAAATAAAGGAATCATAGCTTGATATCCCAATGTAGAAAATGTTGTGGCAATAAGACAAAATACACCAATTGGAGCAAATTGCATAATAAGATTTACTAATTCTAAAATTAGATCATTAGATTGATCAAATAGTTCTTTTATTTTGCTAACCTTATCTCCTAAGATAGTCAATCCCATACCTGTAAGAAGGGCAAAAAATATTATCTGTAACATATTTCCTTTAGCCATTGCTGATATTGGGTTAGATGGAACGATATCAATTAAGACTTCGACAAAAGATTTAGAATTGCTAACAACTGTATCGCTTTTACTGATGTTTTCGATAATCAAACCATTTCCTGGGTCTATTATATTGGCTAAAACAAGGGCTATTGTTATTGCAATAGCAGTTGTAAATAGATAAAAACTTAAAGTTTTTATTCCAATTCTTCCAAGTTTTTTTGTATCGCCAATGGCAGAACTTCCAACAGTTAAGGAAATAAATACTAGAGGAACTACTAGCATTTTAATTGCATTTATAAATACTGAACCACCTAGTTTAAGAAAAAATCCAATTATATAGTGATCTATAAATGGGATATTTTTGAAGGGGAACAGTAGTAAACCAACTATTATTCCACTTATTAAACTGATTAAAATTTTACTTGTTAATGTCATTTTTTTCATACTTCTACACTCCTATTGATATTCTATGTAATAATGTTAATTATTATCAAACTTAATACTGTATGATTATACTAAAAAAAAACGATTAATAAAAATATCTAAATAGTATTGTATTGATATGAAAAAAATATGAATCATGAAAAGTAAAATGATTTTAAACATCTCATTAAATTAAAAAATTAGAGGATTTTATTTATAAAAAAAGGAGGTTTTAAACCTCCTAAAATTGATTATGACTATTTTTATAATTTTATTTAATACTAGTAATAATCCCAGTTATCACGCACCCAGTTTTTAATATCTTCTTGTTTCTTTAGGTCAGATGGTAAAAATTTATAGATCATTTTTTCTATTTTTCTACTACTACCTCTACCCTCTAATTTCCATATTTCTGTCATTTTTTTTATAAGGTAAAGGACCTCACGACCTTCTTTTTTATCGAATGTTGTAGAATCTAATTTCCCTGTTATTTTTGGATCTTCTTCTGCATAAGTTTTCCATGAATAATCTTTATAAATCATATTTGACTTATTATACCCATTCATATTAGTACTCCTTTTCAATTAATGTTGTAGATAGACACCTAAATCTACAGCATTTAATCAAAAATGTCAATATAATTAATTTATAATTACAGTTGAAATTATTCATTTAATAGATGTTCAATAATTCATTGATTTTTTATATAGAAAAAATTAGGAATATTTTGCTACTTTAGAAATGAAAAAAGGGATATTAATTATTAATATCCCTTTTTTGCTTTAGATAATTTACTATACTATTTCTATTTCCTTTTCCGAAGAAATATTCAATTCTTCTCCTTCTGATTTTGCTATGATTAGAGTACAAACAGCATCTCCAGTGATGTTAACAGCAGTTCTAGTCATATCTAAAATTCTGTCTACACCCATTATAAGTGCAATTCCTTCAATTGGTA